TTATCTTCCAGCCACTCCTTGTTATAGAGTGTGATTAACTTATACATGATTTCTCCTTTCTATGTAGTTATATAATTGCTTGGGTGTTACTATCCAAGCCTTCCTTATTCCTAGCAAATGTTTGATCACTGTCACGCAAGTCATCCAGCCCCTAAAAATATATTTGTTATGCTCTATTCTTTTCATCTGGGTTACTAAATAACCAGCATCTTCCATAATCTGTGGAACATCATCATCCTCACCATAAGGCATGATCTCCACATCTAAAGCACAACCTAAACTTTCTATCACTATCCAATTAAATCCATCCCATTTAAAGGCAAAGCAATGTCTGAACTTCTTTGTAGTGAACACATCCCAGAAATGCAGACCTTCTCTATCGCTGAATCCAATGTAATAATTCTCCTCATTCATGCAACCAGCCAATCAATATTCGCTTGTGGCTGTCCTACTCTTTGTTGTTTACTTCTATCTCTGAAAGCTATAGAGAAATACCTAAAGGCATCAGCATAGTGTGATGACCAATCATGAAGAGGATGTGGTTTATACACTCCCTTCTTTTCGTCAAACTCTTTTCTATATCGTCTGAGTGCCTGAAGTCCTGTCTTACAGTTCTTCTTATTGAAATAGCATTTAGGAAGTATCGCTCTTACAGCATGGATGCCATCTTCGATACTCAGTTTAGGAACAACTCTGAAGTTTATCCCTAGCTTTCTTGCTGTCTCTAGTCTTGACTTGCCACTACCAAGCTCTCTGACTTGTATATCATGAGGTGCATAGTGCTGACCCAAGACAGCCTGATGTTTAGTTCTCCAATCATGAAGCCAATTAATATAAAACTGTAACCCCTCTCCTTGGTTCTCATAACAGTCTACAACTCTGATCTCTCTACCAACCTGCTGTACCAGCCATATAGCTGTGCTGTCCGAAATCCCAAGATCAAAGTAAGTATCAACAGGAATGTTAGGCTCTACAGCAAAGTCCATAATCTGATCATCCTGAATGAACTTGGCAAAGTATGCACCATCTCTATTGGATAACACCTCTCCCTCCCAGACATGATTGTATAGGTCAATGTTCTTATCTTTAAGTAGTAGTCTTTCCTTCTCAAGCTCAGGTGGAAAAAACGGGTTATTATTAAAATTTACCTTACAAGAATAGATATGTGATTCAGGTGGTGGATTCTCTACAAAGCGTTGGTATGTGTCATCCATTTCATCATTAGGATTAAAGCTAACCCATATCTCTGAGCCTTTCTTCCTTACAGTAGGGATAAGAGTCTCCCAAGATGAATAGGTTACTGATTCAGCTTCCTCTACCCAAGCAATATCAATGCCCTCCATAGACTTAATCTTAGTAATGTTGGACCTCATGCCCTCAAAGATAAAGCGTGATCCATTTGTTCCTACTATCTGAGTCTTCTGGACATCGAAGTAGTTATCAAGACCCATTCTCCCTATCGTATCATTCAGAAGTTGTAGCACTGAATCTGATATTGAGCGTTGTATTTCTCTAGCACAAAGTATTCTCGTTGGCTTTTGCCATGCTTTAAGAATAAGAAGCTGTGCTATAGACCAAGACTTGCCTGACCCCCTACCTCCAAAAACCACTTTCAACCTCTTTGGTTTAAGAAACGGAGTGAATTGCTCAGTTAATGTTAGGTCAATGTTCAACTCTTTGCTCCTCTTCCTCTTCTATTACATCAGCTATAGAATCAACCACAGTAATGACCACATTATTGTCTTGCTGCCCTGTACTTGTTAGGTTCACATCCTTTATATCTGCATACCCTCTATCTTTCAGGACCATCGGAGCAAATTTGTTTAATACTATTGGGTTTCTATCCTCGAATACTTGCTTATTTATTTCATCTTCCCATCTATCCTTTAATGCCTCTTTAGCCTGTTCTACCGCCTGTTTAAATGTGTCAAGTTCTCTCGCCCACATATAGAATGTCTGCCTAGATATGTCAATCGCTTTACAGGCTTTACTGACATTACAATAGCTATTCACATAAGCATTGATAAATTTCACTTGTTTATTACTTAAACCATCGCCAATTATGATGGGTAACTCTTTATCCATTTTAGAAATTCATGTGCCACAAATAAGGAATATATCCCACTATCAATCCAACTAAAATTCCATCCCAGAACTTAGTTCTCTTGCCTTTATAGTATTCCACTGGTGGTGCATTGTCCTCTATACCCACACCTCTTTTAGATACCCATTTTGCTTTTGTCTTTTCTCTTAATATATTTTTCATATTAATGTTTCGTTTGTTTTTTGTCGCTATCTAAATCCATCTTAATTTCAAGACCCTCTTGGTAAATTGCATCTAATGTATCGCTAACCTCTTCGTGAGCCTCTTCCACAGATATTTCTTTTCCTTTAGCAATTACTAAAAGAGCTGCAATATATCTTTCTGGTAGATCATCAGGGCCTTCATCTAATCTAAATGTCATCCTTATCCTTTTTTGAGGCTTGCCACTCCTGAAAACCAACCAAGTTCAATTCTCTTATGATTTGCTCGAACTGCCCTTTAGTCAACTCATCCTGAGCAATGTGATGCCCTGCCTCAGCCATTCCCTGAATGATTCTTATCTTCTCGTGCAATTTTTGCAGCACAGTTATCATTCAATCACCCCCATGCTTTGCCAGTACAAATCCTCTGGCCTAGGTAATTGCATGCTCAATGTATCTGCTGCGAATATATCCACTTGCTCCAAGAATCTTGTCATTTCTACAATGCTGAGATTTTTAGCTCTCTTGTGTTTCTTTACATCTGCACCATCTAATTTAGAAGGGAAGCTGCTTTCTCCTAATATTGCTTGTTGTAATATCTCCGACATCTCATCCTTGGTGTGTCCAACCTCATCTCCAATCAAAGTCATCCACATCCAGAATAATTTGTTTTGTCGCTGAGTCCTTGTAAGACTATTCTCTTTTATTTCCAGAACAGCCTTATCGTTTTTACTTGTGTTGAAATGAGATACCATCATATTCTTAGCCATCCTCATGGCTGTCTCTGGATTACCTCTATCAACAAATAATTTCATTAATTAAGACCAAAGAGGTTCGCCAACAAAGCTAAAACCACAAAACCAATTACAATCGCCCACTTCTTGTTGTCTTTAACCAACTCAATCCACTTATCCATATAAATCTCCTTTATTGTTTTAATAAATTTCTTCTCTTGTCCAAAAAGTCTTCAGCTCACATTAAGCCTTTCTTAGTCAAGATCTCTTGGGTTCTTCGCATAGCTCTGAGTGCTTTGTTCTCTAATCCTTCTTTGTCATAAGGTGGTTCTGCTTGTTTTCTAAAATCATAGTAGTCATGACACGAAAAACAACAATAAAAACCATGTATATCTAAAGCTTTCTGCCCCATACCACCAGTATTAAGATGAGCATATACAGTTGTAGGGTTCTCACCACCCGACAAACACCCATCTAGTCTTAACTGACAAGCCATACCTCTGGCTGATTTAGTTATCTTAGACACCTATACCTCTCACCACTTTAGAGTGTGAGATAGAATTCCATTTGTCTCTACCAATGCTGTATTGTTCTCTCAGGTTTTTTAAAATATCTTTATCATCAATAGTCTTTACCCATTCCATAATATATTTCGGCAACCTACTCTCTGGGCATCCGCAAGTAAACCAGCCAGTAGTCTTTTTAACTTTGTCGCTGAAGTTCATAGAATGAAATTCTTTTTCGAGATATGCTAGTAATTCCTGACCCGTTAGTTTTTCTTTTTTATCTTTAAGCTTTTGGGGGGCTTCGTTGTCAACCCTCTTTAAAAACTCCAACAAATCACTAATACCATTCTCACTAGGTATATTTGCAACTGCTGCCATTACTTTCGAGTGCTGGAATAAGTTATAGTCTGGTTTCTCAAGACCAAAGAATTCAATTAACTTTTCAATCCAAATATTCTTCACGTTCATTTTGATTTTGTTGTAGACAATAAACTCAGAAACAATGTCTGTTGCACACTCTTCTACTTTTGCTTTATCTATTACACTCATGATGCTAACCTCGCTGTATTTTTTGCATTTATCCGCATTTGGATTGTTGCTTTTTTAACGTCACTCATTCCATCAACCGTTCCTTTCTTTGGTTGTTCTGTTTCAAAACAATTAAAACTTTTTTTGATAGTTTTCCATTCATTACTTGACATCAAATCCATTACCTTTTTGAGAGTTAATTTATGTTTAGTCATAACGTCTTGAATATCTGTAACCCTTCCTTTAACACCAGCAATAGTTTTAAGTGGAGATTTAATTGATTTACGATAATCAATTACTTGCATAGCTATCTCTTTTTCAAAATCATCAAAACCAGAAAGATCAAATTTTTGGTACACACTGATGTTAGTAGTAGGATGTTTGTAGGTAGGATATATCGGATTCATTTCCGAGTTATTTCGGATTTCATTCCGAGTTTGCTCGGATTCATTTCCGACATAGGGAACCTCATCATTCGGATTCATTTCCGACATAGTGTCTGAAAAGTATGTTTTGCCCTTATCTGTAAGGCGAATACAGTCCTTTACACCAGACTTTTTATAATCTATTAGACCTAAGTCATTTAAACTTTTAAGGTGTCTATAAACAGTATCTGGCTTGATGCTTAATAACTCTAGTTCACGGCAGATAATTTGTCTTGATACCCAATAATAAAAACCACCATCAATCTCAACTGGTGTTGCCCAAGTTGACACGGTACTTAACATATCAAATACATGAGCCTGATTGATATTTTTTATGCCAAGCTCAACTGCCATTACTTGATTGATATACAAAGTATATTTCATGCTATTCCCCTGATTTCAAAATTGAAGTAACCTCCGCCCTTCTTTACTACGTTCTTAAATACTTCGGCCCTCAAGATCCTACGATCATCAAAGTTATATTTTTTTTGTAAAATATCTTGTAGTGGCTTCACTGGGTTATCCCAATCAGCCATAGTGTTTAAACCAAACTCATAGATAACGTGAAGATCGCCATCTGGTATTTCGTACTTGTTTGGTAGTAGTAACATTAGTTCCTTTTCGTATGCTTTATATTTTTTCGTCTTAAACCTTTTGCCCTGCCAAGCGTTATTAACACTTAGGGGCTTAATGTTTAATTGCACCATCATCATCTTCTCTTGCGTCCCAAAATAAAGGGCACTGTTCTTTTAAATCGGGTTCACCTTCAACTAACTCGTGCTCTCTAAATGCGAGGTTAGTAGTTACTCTATGCGCTAGGCAATAATGAGCACATCTACATTGTGATTTACACACTTGGTTCATTTATTCGGGGTAGATGTCACTGCGTAAATCCCTTCCGCTCACCTCTCCATCTGTTATTTTTTCAATTTTTAAGACGTGTTTAGCGCCCACATCTCTATGGCCTGTTACCCACTGTCGAACTGAGCCGGAACCCACACCTAAACTGGCAGACATATCCTCGTAAACGCGCTCCATGCAAGCATATTTGCCGTTCTCAGTTTGCGCTACTACCCATTCTCTTAATTTCATTATTGTTATCCTTTATAAATTTATATTTAAATAATGTTATTTATTGTAATCTATAATGGCGTGGAAAGGTTGCTTATTTAATAAAAATAAAACAGTAATGTATTAAAAAATGTAATAAGAGGTACATTTTGTATGCTCTCGATGTATAATTCAGATAATGAACAATGACTGGACTAAAAGAGCTAAGAAGCTGATGGCTGAACAAGGCGTGTCGCAAAATGACATTATGCCAGTCATGGGCGTTAAGAGTAGTGGCGCAATATCTCATTACTTTACTGGTAGAAATGAACCCACTATCAAAGCTCTCAACAACTTAGCCAAGTATCTAAATGTATCTCCCCAATATTTACTATATGGTGGCGATAAGAATCGTGAACTCAACGGCAAGCTAATATCTTTATGCTCAAAAGCGGTGCGTGATTTAAATAAAAAAAATGAGCTTGGTCTATCAGAAGACCAACAAGTTCAATTAGTTGTTTTTATCTACAACCAGTCTCAAAAAGACGAAGGTATTGAAATGATGACTGATAAACAAATACTCGATACAGCTATATTATTGACTGGATCTTTAATTTAAAACCCTCCAAAACTCTTCCAACAATAAAATATGTGACTTATATCACATATAGCGCAAAAAAATAGATTAAACTGAACTATTCTCATTATTTTATGTAATTGAGTGCTGTATAATTATTACTTAAAACTCATAAAGCTTGATATTAGGCGTTTGATGTCATATACAGGTTTTGTTTTTTAAAAAATAAAAGAGGATAATAATGACACTAAGCATCTAGTGTCGGTACATTTTTGTACTTTTAAAGTTAAGCAAGGAAATAATAAAATGACACAAGAAGCATTAGAACAAGCTGTTAAATCAAAAATCGCAGGTGGTTATTTATCAATAGATAGTAAAAACATAATAGTTTGGGCAGCGCTTAGTTCATTATTATTATCCACAGCTATGGTGTCATATCAATTTGGCTATAATCAATCTCAAAAAACCTGCGAGCTAAATCAAATTCTAGTAGAAGGAAGACCCCACAAGCACTTTTAATCAAGCTCCTTTATATAAGCCATCTCCTTTATATAAGCCTTTCAATTTATTTCAGAAATAATAGTTCTTTTTACTTGACTTATTACTTTTTGTAATATAGAATACACAGTAAGTTAATAAGAAAAGAGCTACAAAATGACAACTTATATTATATCTACTGGTAATGGCAACGGTATGTTCACTCTAAATGAATTGGAGGTTGCTATTACTGAATATGGCATTAACGAAAAAACACGGTACATCAAAAATCTTTCTAGAGACTGGGATACCGCCATTTCTAAAGCCAAGTCTTTTTTATCTGCTGATGACAAACTTGAAGGTACTAAAACCGAACTTAATGAATGGGGCGATGCTGATAAATACACACACCTTATTTATGAGCCTAGTTCAGAGCAGATTGCCAAATGGGATGCGGAAAAAGCAAAACGTGCTGCTGAAAAAGCAAAACTTGATGCTGAATGGGAAAAAACTCAAGCTGAACGTAAAGCTGAACACGATGCTTTAGTTGATGTTCCTGTTACTGAGCAAAGAATTAAAATAGAGGGAACTATTCAAAACACTTATTGGAAAGACAGCCAATGGGGTGGCTCTACTAGAGTTTTTATCCTTGACGATAGAGGCTTTAAATTAAATGGCGCTGAACCAAAAAAATCAAACTGGAAAGAAGGCGATAAAGTGTCTTTTTACGCAAAAATCAATGTGTCAGATGATGACCCTAAATTTGGATTTTACAAACGACCAACTAAAATAGTTTTAAATAATAGAGGAGAATGAAAATGAGCTATAACTACGACACAGAAAAACCCGAATGGGATTATGAAGTAGAGGATAATTATGCTGATGAAGCCTATGATAAACAGCGAGCTGCTATCGCCCACTTCCCTATAAAAATTCAAGACAAGGTTCGTGATATGAATCAAGCTCAAGCAGTATTGGTAGCCGAGGAACTCCTTAAAATCAAAAAACAAACAGCGCTCAATCGAGGGTTTGCTGAGTCTATATATGGAGATGCTTTGGGCAAAATGCCTAGGGTTTTTACCGCCTAATGTACATACAAAAAGTAAACAATTATAGTAGAGGTGAAAATATTATAAAAAATAAATATTTAAGCATTTTTGATCTGATGAATAATCCATTTAGAACGCGATACCAAGGTGGGTTTTTGAAGTATCACACTATCAAGATTATTAGATTTTTAAAGGGGATAAAGAAATGAGCAAAACAGGTAACTGGGTATTAGAGCAAGAAGAGGCGGGTGAGCTTATTTATGTCGAAGGCAAGGGTTATGTTGCTGTTGATGAATATGCTTACGAATATTTGAAAGCAAAGCCTTTTGAAGATGCTTTTGATAAAGCATTTAAGAAAAAAAAGGAAAGAGAATGGACATAGGTGAGACATTAATTGGGGTATGTATTTTGTTTCAACTATGGCTATTTTGGAAAGTTTTTAGATGATAAATATAAGAGACATAAGCGAACAACTACAGCATAAGGAAAACAGTTATGGCAACTAAAGAAGCACTACAAACATTCGATAAACTAAAGCAAGTTCCAATTAACATCGATGACGTAGAGGACTATGACTTTGATTGTGTTGGAGGCGGAAACGATCATGCAGATGCATATATTTGTCATGCAAGATGGATAAGCACAGGAAAGAGATTAACAACTAATGAACTAGATCAATTAACAGACGAAAACCCAGATCTCACATATGAATTGTTATTCGACCATTTACATTAATACAGGAGAGAAATATGGCAACAAAGAAAGAAATACAATTTAACTTTAGTTTGTAGGCCACGAGGAAAGGTTTTTTCCTCACTAAATGGGGTAAACGACAAAATGAACGAATATACATACGCTGATAAGGATCTGGTCGATGTGACTGACCCTAATGAGCCTTCCGAGGAGGCTTATCTTCTACACATTGGGCAACCTGAAATACCTGAACATAAAGAAGGTGCAACAATGTATTGCAGTATTCAAAAACAAAGAAGAAGATGCAGGCAAGCAGGTTATGTTAAAGCACATCTAGAGCTTTTTAGAGATAAAGTTGGTGATTATCAAGAGGAGGCTCATGTTCTACACAGTCGATCTGTTGACCAGTTTTGGAAATCTTTATCTAACCCAGAAATGGGTATTTCAAAAGCCAAAGCTATACACATATTAGAACTTGATATTCAAATTCCAGATTGGGAAATGCGTGTTCTTAAAGGGGAGGTGGTGTAATGTCAACAGTAGTCATTAAAAAATATGTCTTGGATGGCATTATTGAACTTCTTAGAGAGTATGACACCCTTGATGATGAAGTCTACGACAATCTAGTCAAAGAGACTCCTGTAGATAAATGGCACACTCTTAAAGAATTAGTACCATTCGTAGCACACTCTAAGTTGAAACAAATAGAGTTCTGTCTTGACCCTGATCATCAAGCGCAGCTGAAGAAGATATACATATCAGAGCAGCCTGATCTACAGAACGAAATGGCTAATGCTGATCCCGATTCAATCTTCGGTCTAGCACATTCAATGAAAAAACTATCTCAAGAAAGTGAACTTATATATTTTGTCACTGATGGTGAGGGCAATGCAATGCTGGAGGGCGTTAATTTAGAAACCGCCCATGAGTTCGCAGCTCGTAGACCAGAATATTCGGTTGGAAGATGACAGCCAAAGAAAGAAAAATATTTATTGAGTGGCTCGTTGATTTTATTTGGACTGGCATTTTACTTTTAATGATGGTGTTTTTATTTTTTCTAGGTTTATTTTTGATATGACTAATCCATTTGAACAATTTTCACAAGAAACCCTACAGGGATGGTTTGCCAGAGTCTCATCATCAGAGCAATGGGAAAAGGACATGGAAGACTGTTGGGAGTGTGCTGCAAGCGAACAGATGGATTGCAAGACTTGCGATCTATTTGATAGCGATTTAGATGAGTGTACTGCGAATCATGCAGAAATGTGTCCTCAAGTGATCGCAGAGTTTAACTTAGATGAAAAACACTTTAATTAAGGAGACGTGATGACAAATACAAATGAGATAAAACTAATTGATTTACCAGAAATGCTGTTAAGAACTGATTTAACAAGGTTACTTTACAAACATTTAGGTGTTTCAGAAGAAGACCAATATCAATACATACAAGACTCAAGCACTGAGCAGTTAGACGTGAGACTGCAAGGTATAAATTCAATAGTCAAAATAATTAAGGAGATAAAGCAATGGAACAATTAAAAACAATACCTATACATGGTAAAGAATATGTAGAAGTTAAAACTAGAGTTCAATACTTTAGAAAAAATTATCCAAATGGAAGCATAGTAACTAATGTGCTGCAACAAGATAGTGAATCAATTACTACGCAAACCAAAATTTTTATTGATGACAAACTTGTGTCTAGTGGCATAGCCCATGAAGACAAAAATACATCATACATTAATAAAACTTCATTCATAGAATGTTGCGAAACTTCGTCTGTAGGTAGAGCTTTAGGCTTCTTTGCCATTGGAATTGAGTCAAGCGTTGATACAGCAGACACTATTAGAAGAGCAATTAACCAGCAAGAAGAAAATAAAAAAGTTGAAGACTTGCTTAATTACAAAGCTGAGCAAGTAGGTATTCAATTGTTTAACGCAATTAATGAAGATGATGAAGATTCTATTAAAGCAATAGTATCTGAAATGCGTGGCGATACACAATTAACTGAAAAAGTTAAAGCTGGCCTTAGTGTTGAACATGCTGAATACATGGAAGACAGAAATGAGCGTATGGCTGAAGAGCGTAAGCAAAAATCGGCTGATAAACAGGCAAAGATTAAAAAGGCAGCTAAAGCCTTTGCTGAGAAACAAAAGCAAACTGCCTAAGGTTATTTTCTCCGTGGCGTTTGCCCTGTACGCCTTACCCCAACACAGGGCTTTTATTTTAACAACTGGAGACTGAAATGGAATATAAAGAAATAGTAGAAGATGGAACGGTAGGTAAACAAGCTCAAAAGATACTTGACCTGCTAATCTACTCAAGACCTTTATCTCTTCGTGAGATCAAAGAACGGACCGAGATAGAGATTAACGCTGTCTCTGGTCGAGTAAATGATTTAAAAAAGACAGGCAATGTTGTGGAATGTGACAAGCGTAAGTGTTCCATATCAGGTCGTTTAATAACACCCGTAACTATAAGAAGGAGAAAGAAGTATGACTGAATTAGAAGATAAATTTAATGATTATGTGAAAGTACGTAATGAAATAGATGCCCTTAAAGATGATGACATTAAACGCTTACAAGAATTTATCGATTACCAAAAGGAGGTTTTAGAGTCAAGAGCAAATCAAATAGAGCAATTACAAATGGCGCTTTTTGTAGAAAGAAGAAAAAACCTTGTTATTGATAAGGAAGCCACAGACAAACTAAAAAAATTTATTAGGGAAAACTACAAAACACAAGAACAATTCGCAGAGCAAATTGGTGTAACACAAGCACGTGTATCACAATGGCTTACTGGCAGACGAATTGTGCCAGTCAAAAGAGCAGAGCAAATAGAAAATATTACTTGTGGCGTTATTACAAGCAATGAATTAAGAACAATACAATAAGGAGAAACTAATGTCAGATTATCAAAACAATGAAAACAAACCCAACACTGGAGCTTTATTTCAAAACAAATATAAAGAAGAGGGTGACTCTAAGCCAGATTGGACAGGACCATTTACTAATGAAAGAGGCGATGATATGCGTGTAGGTATTTGGTTTAGAACAAGCAAAGCTGGAAATCCTTATATTCATGTTGAAGTCTCAGAGAAACAAGAAAAGCGAGAATCTCCACAAAAGGAAAACGAATTACATAACGCTTTTAATGATGGTTTTGAACAAGCTAAAAAACAACATAATGTAGAAGATAATTTTTTTGGGTGATGGCACTTAAAACTATATAGTAGACACAAAAAGTAACAAGGATTAAATATTATGCTACAATTTAGAACTATTAAACAATTTGCTCAAGAGAGTGGCTATTCAGAGAAGTCTATACGCCATAAATTAGATAAAGGCGTATGGGGTGATGGTATTAGATATAAAGCACCTGATGGTAGGGTGCTGATAAGCATAGAGGGTTTTGAGAGATGGGTACAGGGTACAGAGGTGTTTCAATCAATAGCGAGTCATCAATCAGACTCAGATTCACTTACCTCGGCAAACGGTGGGTTGAGCTTATCAAAGGCACGCCTACCGATCCTAACCTAGAACAAGTATCAAAACTCAGAGAAGATATACTGGCTGAAATAAAGCTAGGTATCTTCAACTATGAGCTTACCTTCCCCGATTCAAATAAAAACATACAAAAGGTTAATGACCTTCTTGGCAAGGAATCAAATAAATTAACCACAGGCGAATATCTTTTAACTTGGCACGAATACAATGCTCGTACTTTAGAAGAAACCTCAAAAAAAGAGAACCTCAGAATAATACGCACATCCTTCTTACCTGACATTGGTCATATTCCATTAGCTGACCTTGCATGGTCTGATATTAAGAAGATGGCTTTAAGTTGGAATAACACCACCAAGTCTATTAAAAACAAATTAGCCCCACTTCGCAAAGCACTAAGACACGCTGTGGATGATGGGTTAGTTGAGTCAAATGTGCTACTTGGTAAATCAGTAGACGGTATTCAGAAAGACTTTAACCCTGAAGAAGAAGAGATAGCGCCTTTTGATATGAATGAGAGACAGGCAATCCTAGACGCTTGTAGGCACGAACAAGACCGCAACCTTTTTCAATTCATTATGTGGACAGGTTTAAGAACCTCAGAGGTGGTTAGTCTTACATGGAGTGATATAGATTGGCATAGAGGTGCTGCTAGAATTAACAAAGCACAACCTAGAAAGGCTACTAAACTTAAAAGACCTAAAACAAAGGCAGGCGTTAGACAAGTTAAGCTGTTCCCTGACGCACTTCAAGCCTTAGAGTCTCAGAAAGACTATACATTATTAGTAGGCAAACAAATATTCAATAATCAAAACACTAAAGAACCTTGGAATGGTGATGGTGTAATTCGTGAACACTTTAAGGTTATCTGTAAAAAAGCAAAAGTAAGGTATAGAAACCCATACCAGTTACGACACACCTACGCCACTATGATGTTGATGGCAGGTGAACCAGTTAGATGGTTATCAAAACAAATGGGTCACTCGACACCCATGCAAACTATGAATGTTTACGCTAAGTGGATTGATGAAGATTCACCCGATGCAGGAAATAAAGCAGTAGAGATGTTTTCTACTTTAAATGAGGAAAAACTAGAATCCTGTGAAATTGGGTAAAAGTACCCTTCAGTTACCCGATATTCACCCCTAGAAAAACCTCTAAATTTAGGTGTTTTGGCACGATTTTTGGCACGATGGCTCTACAACCCCCACTGCTACGACATGAGGGGCAGGTTCAAATCCTGCCAGCCCAGCCATACCTTTTCCCTTATATATCAATGACTTACATCATATATAGGGGATTTCTACGTCTAAACCTTACCCCCTGATACCCCTAGCTTTGCGGACTTCGTGGCACGATGAATGGCACGATTTTTGGCACGATTTATTTAACCTACGATTATCTAATACTTATACAGAGTCATCTACAAGCAATTCAATTGCCTTACAAAGCTCTTCTTTAAATGTGTCGTAATGTTCAGCATTAACTAAAGCAACAGCGTCTAGCCAAAGCTTTTGATTTGCCGTGGTGTCTCTGCGATCTGTTACAGATAAGAAAGAGTTATAGTCACAAACGAACGCGATCGTTCGCATCAATTTATCATCCCCTTTTCAAACACCATCTCCAAAATAGTGCATTTGTTTGTATTATTTGATACATCACTAGATAATTTATTTTGAGTTGTTTATGCAAATCCATACTATTACCGCGACTTAGCCAAAGTAGCTCCGAAGAACATTTCAGCTATCATGACAAACACAGCCCGTACCTCCTCTAGTAGGAGCATTCCTTTGACGGTAATAAATTCCGTCTTATCGGGTGTAATTTCAATACCTAAGAAGCTAAAACCTTCTCTAACTACTGGAATTACGGTTTGTATGTCTAATAGCGCTGGTGCCACCACCATGAAAACCACCATACCTAAGACCACAAATATGAATACTCTTCGCGTGAAGGCTGAATAAGGTGACTCCTTTTGTTGTGCCTCTCTTGCTTGATTAATAGCATCCGCCTTAACCATCAACGCCTCAACCATAAGCTTTTGATTGTCTGCTGCAAGCTGCGTCTTTATAGCTGTTAGCTTGGCTAGAAATCCTAGAACAACTGGAATAGCATTTGTCAGTAAGGTTAGCATAATTAAATATCCAACAGCTTTTTCAGCTTCTGTTTAAGAGCATAGATCAACTTCTCCCACCAAATAGCTTGTTTGAATTGACCTTGATTATTTCTTATTAAATATTTTTTCATGTTCTTTTATTA